GCTGGCGGCGCAGCAGAAGCTGCTGAAGGAGCAGACGCGGAAGACGCAAGCGGAAGCGAGTACTGCGCAGACGGCTGCGATCTTGTTGGACCGGTTCGGTCCGGATTTGCAGCAGGCCCAGCTGAATCAGATCAACACCGGGACGGCGTTGGCTATGGCTGGGATGCCTGCTGCGATTGTTGAAGGTTCGAGTGCGGCCGGGACGGCCCGCGCTTTCGGTACGGTTCAGCGGGCTATCGCGGGGACCGCGCAGAAGGCCGCTGAGTTTTTCAATTCTAGGAGGTGATGTATGTCGATGAAGTCTTACGTTCCGACCGATCCGTCGAAGGGCGGTCGGACTCGGCAGTCCGAGAAGGCGGCCTGTGATGTGAATCTGATTGTCGCGCAGCATGTGCGCGGTGGTGTTTCTACCCATGTGGTCGGCCGTGTGGCCGAGTATGGGTTTGTGCCGGCAGGCACTTTTCATGAGGCGATGAACCAGGTGCGCGAAGCGCAGGAGGTTTTCGACTCTTTGCCCGCGGCGACGCGGGCTCATTTCGCGAACGACCCTGGTCGGTTCGTCGAGTACGTCTCCGATCAGGAGCGTTTAGACGAGCTGGTTAAGCTCGGTTTGGCGATTCCGAAGGAGAAGCCTGTTCCGGCGTTGGGCACGCCGGATAATCCGATCGTTACACGATCGGTGGATGCCGAGGCGGGTTCTCCGCCTATCGGCTGATTTCGGACGGGTTCCATCCCTTGTCCGGGGGCCGCTGAAGGGCGGCCCTTTTTTTTGCCAGGGCGCTTTAGAGGCGACCGCGGCAGGTGTTTCTTATCCCTCAGGGAGTTTTTTAGTAGTAGACCCTCCTCTCTTTTCCCCTCTTTTCTTCGCGCGCGCGGTGTGTGCGTGTGGTTTGCGCGTGCGTATAGTCGCGTGCGCGTCTTGGAGTAGGAGTGTTTCAGGTTGGGTCTTGTCTTGGACTTCGCGTTCGTCCACAAATCCACGGGCGTGCGGCCCTAAGCCGCACAAGCCGGTGGAATTGTGGTCGAGACGCGTCTTTTCTCTTTCTGTATTCGCGCCAGAGGCGCGATCTGCAGGGTACCCCTGCTCTTGCTATTGGCTATTTTTGGTCCCCCAGGCGGTATATTTCCGCCGGTCGTCGGGGGACTTTGGGGGGGTCGTCGGTGGCCGGAGGCCGTTTGCACAGTTGGCGTTCTTGATACAACTGTGCTGACTGACTTAAGGTGGCCTTGAGGTCATCGGTCAGTCTGTTTTTTTATACAGGAGTTCATATGCGTAAGCGTATGCGAATGTCGAGGGGTAAGAGCCGGCGGAATTTCCGCCAGGGCGCGGGGACTCATCCCCGGAATGTTTCTCCCACGCCTATGCGTGGTGGTATCCGGCTGTAAGGCCGGTGCCGTGTTATTCGCCGCTAAAGGGCTGGAAAGCCCGGGGCGGCGGGATTTGTTTCAACCGGCGGAAGTCTCCGACCGGGGCACTGTTCCAGGTGCCTTGCGGTCAATGTTATGGGTGTCGTCTGGAGCGTTCGCGACAGTGGGCCGTGCGGATCATGCACGAGGCCTCTCTGCACGACCGCAATTCTTTTCTGACTTTGACGTATGCAGAAGATCCTATCTCTCTGCGCGTTGATGATTTGCAGCGCTTTTTCAAGCGGCTGCGTAATCGTGGAAGCAAGGTTCGTTACTACGCTTGCGGTGAGTACGGCGAGGATCTCGGCCGTCCCCATTTCCACGTGTGTTTGTTCGGCGAGGATTTCAGCCTCGACCGACAGCCCTACAAGAAGGGCTTATGGGTTTCCCCGTGTCTCGAAGAGTTGTGGACGCATGGGCATTGCGTCATCGGGGATTTGAGTTTTGAGACAGCCGCCTATGTTGCTCAGTACGTCATGAAGAAGATGACGGGCGAAGCGGAGCATTGGCACTATTGGAGATGCCATGAAGATACGGGCGAGCTGCTCCAGGTGGAGCCGGAATTTCCGGTCATGTCTCGGCGGCCTGGTATTGGCCGCGATTGGTTCGAGTCGTTCCGGAGGGAAGTTACTCGGGATGATTCTGTGGTCGTCCGTGGCCGTGAGTGTAAGCCGCCACGGTATTACGATAAGTTGCTTGAGGCGGTCGATCCGGCTTCGTTTGAAGATATCAAGGATCGGCGTAAGGTTGTCGCTCGTCGTTTTGCTTCCGAGAATACCGACGAGCGGTTAGTTGTGCGCGAGGCGGTTGCCAAAGCGCGTGGTTCGAGTAAAAGGAGAACGTATGAAACTTGAGATGATGGCTATCTATGACCAGGCCTCGAAGGCCTTTCTCCCGCCGATGTTTGTTGCGAGCGAAGCGATTGCGCTTCGTCAGATCCGGCATTTGGCCGGGAAGCAGCCTGATCATGATTTCGTGGTTTTTGCCGATCAGTACACGTTGTACAAGTTCGGCGAGTGGGATAACGAGACCGGTGTTTTTTCTGCGCAGGAGATGCGGTCGCTTGGAAGCCTCCAGGTGATCGTCAATCGACGGGAGCTTAATCTTGGAGGTACCGACAGTGGCGAATAAGCAGCATGTTTTTTCTCAGGTTCCGAAGGCGGAGATTCAGCGGTCGTCTTTCGACCGCAGTTGTGGTCATAAGACCACTTTCGACGCCGGTTATTTGATTCCGATTTTTGTTGACGAGGTGTTGCCGGGCGATACCTTCAATTTGAAGATGACCGGTTTTGGGCGGCTTGCGACGCCGCTTTTTCCGTTGATGGATAACGCTTATCTCGACTCGTTCTGGTTTTTCGTTCCGTACCGTTTGGTGTGGCAGAACTGGGAGCGTTTCAACGGTGCTCAGGATGATCCGGAGGATTCAACGGATTTTTTGGTACCGAAAACGGGCGTTGGTCAGACGGTGATGCTGGGTTCGATTGGCGATTACATGGGACTCCCGCCGATGGCGGGATTCCTTGGTTGCTCGGCGTTGCCGTTTCGTGCGTACAACTTGATTTGGAACGCGTGGTTTAGGGATCAGAATTTGCAGGACTCGATTTCTGTTCCTGTGGACAACGGTCCTGACGATCTCAACACGCTGTATACGTTGCAGCGTCGCGGCAAGCGCCATGATTATTTTACGTCGTGCTTGCCGTGGCCGCAGAAGGGCACGGCGGTTTCTTTGCCGCTCGGGACGACGGCTCCTGTGGTTGGATCGGGTGCACCGACTTTCGATATTGGTGCTGAGACCGATCTTTTCTTGACTGGTCGCGGTGCGACGGATGCGTCGACGTGGTGGGGAAATGCCGTTGGCATTCCCGGCGTGACGGCGGCGCAATGGGCGACGACGAATTTGACGGCCGATTTGACGTCGGCAGCGGGAGCGACGATCAATGCATTACGGACGGCCTGGCAGATTCAGCGACTTCTTGAGCGCGACGCGCGAGGTGGTACTCGTTACACCGAGATCGTGCGTTCGCATTTCGGTGTGGTTTCGCCCGACGCTCGGTTGCAGCGTCCGGAGTATTTGGGCGGCGGTTCTACGCCGCTTATCATTTCTCAGGTTCCTCAGACGTCGGCTTCCGAGACGGGAAGCCCTCAGGGCAAGCTCGCGGCATACGGTACGGTTACCCCTCGGAATCACGGTTTCACGCAGTCTTTCACGGAGCACGGGATCGTCATCGGGATGGTTTCGGTTCGGGCGGACCTGACTTATCAGCAGGGTCTCGAACGGATGTGGTCTCGGTCTACGCGTTACGATTTTTATTGGCCGGCGTTATCGCATTTGGGTGAGCAAGCAGTGCTCAACAAAGAGATTTACATGGATGGTTCTCCGGCTGATGAGGAAGTTTTTGGGTACCAGGAACGGTACGCAGAAATGAGGTATAAGCCGTCGCGGCTTTCTGCTCTGTTCCGGTCGAGCGCGGCCGGTACGTTGGACGCGTGGCACCTGGCTCAGGAGTTTTCGTCTTTGCCGGTGTTGGACTCGGATTTCATCCAGGAGGATCCGCCGTTTGATCGGGTTATTGCGGTGACGACGGAGCCGCATTTTATTTTGGATTGTCACATCAATCTCCGGTGCGCCCGGCCGATGCCGGTGTATGGCGTTCCGGGTCTTGTGGATCACTTCTGATGGCCGAGGCGCAACCGCCAGTAGGACAGGGTTTGAACGTCACCGTAGGTGGCGGGCAGTCCTCTGGCGGGGGTGGTTTCTGGCCGTGGGATTCGCTCATTACGGGTTTGTTTGGCGCGTCAGGCGCGAAGCGTGCGAATCGTGCGACGGCTCGGTTGGTGCAGCAGCAGATGGATTTTCAGGAGCGCATGAGCTCTACGGCTCATCAGCGCGAGGTTGCCGATCTGCGTGCTGCGGGGTTGAACCCGATCCTGTCGGCATCGGGAGGGGGTTCGAGTACCCCCTCGGGTGCTTCTGCGGTGATGCAGGACGAATTCGGGCCTGCTATTTCGAGCGCGTTAGCGGCTCGGCAGTGGAAAGC